TTTGGAGGCACTATGAGTACACGTGCTGCTTATGCAGATGAAAGTATGGGTGCAGGTCCTTCAAATACTTTGTGGTTAAATACTATAAAACAAGCAAACATTGAGTTTTGGGGTATGGAATGGAAGTCAGGTAATATGCCTAAGATTCCTAATACAGGTGGGTGGAAATCTGTTCTTGAAATTGAGTCTAAGTCTCCGGGCTATACTCAAGGTCTTATGAACTTTATGATTGCAAACGAACCATTTGTCAACCAACAAATTGCAGATGCTCTTGATGTAGAGTTAATTGAAAAGAAATACAACCCTGCTGACCCTAACTCAGAAACTTATATGACTTTTGATTGGGATGAAGGTGTAATTGATGACCTTAAACCTATTCAAGTAGTGCGTAACGGTGAGAATGAATGGCAAATACTTATTACTAACGATGAGTGGGTAACAGGAGATGAGCTAAAAGTTAACCTTGATAATGATAGAGTCTACAAAGCAATTGAAGAAATGGACTTACACCTTGCTATGAAAAATGGTGAAGACCAAAAATATCGTGCTTGGAAACGTGCAAATGGTTACAGATTCCAAGGTGAAAAGTTTATGAACTGGATGACTTTTGACAGACCGGCTGCTATGGCAGAACAAAAAAGATGGCAACAAGAAAAAGAATTTGGTCAAAAGCTAAGTGAGAAATACAAAAGAGACCAAGAAGAAATAGAAGCAAGAGATAATGCTGTATTTGATGAAATGGATTTATTTAATGGAGCAATGCCATAATGAAAGAATATAAGCAAATGGAGCTGCCCTTAAAGGGCGGCACTGCTTCAGAGCAGGAGCAGTTGATGCAGAAGGCAAGTAGACTTGCTGATTTAGGAAAGATTGTTGAAGATAGTCTTGATACTCCTTTTTACTTGCAAAATACTAACTATCAAGGGCAGAAGAGGAAGATATGAATATAGATGAAGATATGGGGCAATTCTTAGATATTGTTACAGGCAAAGAGTTTGTTGCAGTGCGTAAGTGGTTTCAAAGTCTATATCGTGATGATGTCTCAGTAAAACCTTCTGATTTGCCTAGGGACACACAAGCTTTACTAAGAAAGATTGCAAAAGAAGAAGGACCGGGAGTAGTAACAAAAGAAGACTTATCTAAGTATGGTACTGATGACAATATATGGGACAAAGCATTTAGCCCTTACGGTCAAATTAAAAACACTTTAGGACAGTTTACTGTCAATGAAGACGGCACAGTTACAGATACATATGACTGGTCACCTGAGTACAAAAGTATGCCTTATTTTGGAAAAGGATTTCGTAACACACTAGGCAAAATTGCATATGAGTGGGGACGTTCACAAGAGGGAAATGTTAGACCTTATACTATGGATTTAAACAATGAAGAAAATTCTATTCCTTCTGGCGGCGTTGCCGTTAGTGGCAATGTCAGCCGATACAACGATACAAACAACGACAACTAATACATCAACAAGTACAAACAACACTAATTCTAACAGCACCGTATCTTATAAAGACCAACCAGTCACAGGTGCTAAAGCTCCAAATATTTCAGTAAATAACAACGATGTGTGTGTAGCACCAGTATCAGGTGGAGCACAGACAAGCGTTATAGGTGTAAGTGTCGGCACGACAGTAACAGACGCAAATTGTGAGCGTATAAAACTAGCTCGTGAGCTAAGGTCTGGTGGAATGAAGGTAGCGTCCGTTGCACTTCTCTGCCAAGACCCACGAGTATTTCGTGCAATGATTATGTCTGGTACTCCTTGTCCTTTTAAAGGTTTGATAGGTAAGCAAGCAGCAGAACAGTGGAATAAGTACCCAGAGCTACGCCCAGACTTTAAAGAGTATGAAGAACAACTAGATACTCTTATTGAGAATGGATATATAACTGACCCTAGATTGGAGGCAAAGAATGAGAACTTACCTGTTTGTGGTGCTGACCGCAATTGGAACTTGGACCAGTGCAGAAAGTCTGACGACTGATAATCTATTTGATGACCCATACAATGATTTCTTAGATGGTAAGTATGAATATCCTAATATCCATATGCACGGAGATGGAAGTTACGACCCATATATTTATACAGGTTCTAGTCTAAACTATGGAGATAGTGCAGTAGCCAAACACGAAATTAACTTAGATAAACTTACATATGAGATTACTAAAGTTAATTATGGATACAAGTACTTCTCTTATGCACCGGGAGAAGTAGCAATAGCAATAGCGTTAATAGATGATGATGGCACTATGATTGATGACTCAGTTATGGAGTACAACATTACTACTAACGAGTGGGTAAACATTGATAGAGTTTACAACGATGCTGAGAAACTAAGCCGTGCTAAAGAATTATGGATGGGTGTAGCAGGGTCAAGTGATTGGAACGGTACGGATGATATTCGTATTGGTGACATTTATATGACTTATGATTATCAAGAAATACCTTTAGACATTATTGTTAATCCTGTGTATGACATAGCAAAAGTCGAGATAAAATATGACTTAGATGCTAACGGATTACCAAAGATAGATGACATTAAAGTAGAAGAGGTAAAAGTTGAAACTAAAACAGAAGAAACTCCTCAAGTAGCAGAAGTAAATGAAGCACCTAAACAAGAGGCTAAACAAGAAACTACTGCTACTAAAAGCGAATCTAAAACTACTAGCGAAACAAAACAAGTTGCTAGTAATGAGAAGTCTGATAAGAAGGAGAAATCCCAGAAAGAGGTAAAGAAAGATGGAAAAGCTAGTATTGAAATGTTGTCGCAAGCGGGTATGTCGCAGGACGTTATGGGCGGTGTTCCTGACAGCTTTTTTACTGGAAATACTGATTTCTTTGATGTGGGCGGAGTAGAACTTTCAGAGACAATAGCGTTAAATGAAGGCAGTTTCTACGAAGATACTGACTTTTACGAAGAACAACATTATTCCGAAACACTACAACTTAGTGATAAAATTAATTTAAAGGAGCAATCATTCTATGGAAGCAATTATCAATTTTATTAAAGAAGCACTAGCAGGTAAGAAACTATCTGCCGAATGGATTGTTACTCTTTCCATTGCTATTGCGGGTTTAGTGTGGGCAGGTACACTAGCGTATCAAGAGTATAATAATATGATAGACAATGTTGCTACCCTTCAATCACAAGCTCACGAAAAGACAGATGCTTATGACGACTCCAAATTGTCCGATAGAGTGACGATTAATTCTGAGGCTACTATTGCCATTACTGAACGAATAAAGTCGCTAGAATCGAAGATTTCAAGCTTAGAGAAGGACATTGACAAGGCAGAAGACAACTTCAATAACAGAAACGGGAATCCATTAGCACTATGATAGCAATTTTGACAAATATGCTACCTATACTTACTGGCTTTTTAGCTAAGTTGGTAGCTGAGAATATGAAACAAAAAGCTGAACAGCAAAAATTAATGCTGCAAGCAATGGGAGCAAGAGAGAAATCACTTAATGATGCTCGTCAATTTGCTGCTACTGAGTCACCTATGGCGGCTCTAACACGTAGAGTTATCTTCTTTACGATTCTTGCATTGATTGTGGTGTATGTACTTGCACCTGTGTTGTTTGATGTACAAACAGTTATCCCAGTAGTAGAAAAAGGCGTTAGCTTTTTAGGATTTGAGCTTACTGGCGACAAGACTACTTATCTTACTGTAGAAGGTATGGTCAAGTATGAGGAAGTATTTGCGTGGGCTTCAATGATTATTGAGTTTTACGTGGGTTCTCAAGTAGGTAAGACTCGATAGGAGGAACTATGGGTGATATGTATGTAACAATGTCCCAGACTGGGGCAGCTAATTTAAGAGAGAATGAGCTTGGACGTAAACACGTAGGTGAATCTGTATGGCAAGCTACATTTGGTCAATACAATCCATACATAGACTGGGGTCAAGCACAAGATAAAGACGGAAATCTACTCTATGACAACTTAATGTACACAGAGTTTGACCCTGATTGGAAACTTCCTTCGCCTGAGCAATGGAGGGCAGATGGTCTAAACCAAGCAATGATTTCACAAGCAGTACACGATGGACATATGGGTTCACAAGAAGCATATGACAACTTAGTACAACGTGTGCAATGGGATAGAAACCAAAGAGAAGTATTAGAAGCAAACAATGGCTTCTTGAATTTTGCTATGGCTGTTCCTGCTTTTATTTCTAATCCAATTAATATGCCTGAGATTGCATTAGGTGTTATGTCAGGTGGTACTACTTTCTTATCACGTATGGCAATTGGTGCAGGTGTATCATCACTTACAGGTTTTGTAGACGAATCACTACGTCAAAAATATGTAGGTCTTAAAGATGAGCAGTTACTAGCAAACATTACAGCAATGTCTGGAATTTTTGGTGGTTTTGCTAATGGAATCTTTGGACGTAGAGCAGGAGACCTTAAAGCTAATAAAATGCCACTACTTGATGACAGTACAGGTCCAGTGCTTGTGCCTCCCGGTCACGCATTAAACAAAACTGACGACATCTTATTGTTTAAAGATGGAAAACTTACTCCGTTTATTGGTGATGTAAATGAAATTCCACGTGGTTCACGTATGGGATGGTCAGTAACTGGTGTAATGAACAAATCAGAATCTCCTACTGCACGTGCTGTTGCTGCTAGGTTTGATACAAGTGGTACTTCTACTCCTGTTGTTGGTCAAACATTTATGGGCGACACCGTACGTTATGTTAAACGTCAAGTACAGACAATGGTTAACAACGAACAGCGTACTATTAAGAACATCTACAAGAGTGATTTTAAGAAACAAAAAATTACTGAAGCTGAATTTAATGAAATGGTTTATGACGCAGCTGCACGTATTGCAAATGGTGAAGTTATTGAAGGTGCGTTAGGTAAAGCAGCAAATTCTTACATCAAAGGATTAAGGTCACTAGGAGAAGCACGTAAAGCAGCAGGTCTACCATCATTACCTAACTATCTTACTCGTGAGTGGAACGCACACTCAATGTTAAAACTAGGTAGAAGTGGCACTGTTGATATGGTTGTCAAAGCTATGCGTAATAAAAAGACAGCTAAGATGCTTGAGTCAGAAAAAGGATTGAAAGGTAAGCTTGCTAAAGCAATTAAAGCACGTGATGCTATGCCAAAGCGTACCAAATTAGGTACAGCTGAACGTAAAGCTAAGGATGACATCAATAAAGAAATCAAAGGGCTACGTAAAGAACTTAGAGGTCTTGAGTTTAACGAGAAGGATGCAATTGCTACTGCTAATCGTTTGTATGACAACGTAGTTAAATCAGGTAAGGCTGATGACTTTAGTTTATCTGATGCTATGAAGCAACGTACAATTGACTTAAATGAAGCAGACGTTTTGCCTTTGCTAAATCGAAATGCAGGTGACATCTTATCTCGACTTGCTTATCGTCAGACTGGACGAATTGCTACTAAGAAAGTGCTAGGTTTTTCTAGTGAGGAAGAACTAAACACAGCAGCAAAAGAATTTGCAGAGCAAGTAGCAGCAGAAGCAGGTGAAAAAGAAGGCAAAAAGATGGAGCAGTATTTCCGTGCTCAAGTACGTCATATGTGGGGCACACAGATGAAATCTGACTTAGGTCCTGCTGCTCAGATGTGGAAAAAAGGCATTATGGATATGAACTACGCTACTACTGGTGGTGGGTTTGCTGTGACTGCTTTTATGGGTGAGACAGCTTTACCAATTGTAATGGGTGGTTTACAGGTAGGACTAAAATCTATTGGTCAAACCTTTAAGTCATTGAAAAATTTGTACAGAGGTGAAGCACCTGCTCAAGAGTTTATGGCACAGATGCAAATGATGACTCACGCATTTGATAATGTTAACCATTCACTAATGACACGTATGGCTAATGACCTTGATGATGGTTATTTTGCTACTTCAAGAATGAATGAGCTACTTGCTAAAGGTGGTGAGTTTACATCTAACAAGTTAGGTCTATCTACTGTTACTGAATCTGCACGTATTGCACTAGGTAACGCTATGTTGCACGACTTGTTCCACAACAAAGCATTACTGAAACAACTTGATGTGTTTAATGCTACTGGCAAGATGGGTCCAGATTTAAAGAAAATGACACGTCTACAGTTTGATGTTAATCGTCTAGCTGAATTACGTGCAATGAAAGACAAAGTGTTTAAATACAATAAGGATGGTTCATTAAAGAGTTATGACTTAACTGTTCTTGATGACGAACTACAGTCTATGATTTATCGTGGTCTGTCTAATGCGTCAGATATGAATGTTCTTATGGGTGACAAACGTCACTTGCCTATTTGGTGGTCTAATCCAAACAACTGGGCACTACATATGGCTACTCAGTTTATGTCATATCCCCTACACGCATACGAATCATTGCTTGTACGTGGTATGTCAGAAGGAAACGCAGCAATGGTAGTAGGAGTAATGACTGCTGCTATGATGTCTGGTCTAATGACTAAGGCAAAAGAAGACGCACAAATTGCAATGGGAATGAAAGATAAGTCAGAAGCTAGGTATGACCTTGAAACTGCTGAAGGTATGAAGCATTTGGTTGTACGTATGCTAAATACTTCTTCTTTTTTAGCTCCATTGAGTCTAGGACTTAACACAATGTCTAACGTAATGACTGGTGCTCCTCTTGGTTCTGAGTTTTATCAGTCTCACTGGGCAGGATACTTTGGTGGTCCTACTGTATCTCGTGTTAATGACATCTTAAAATCATTACAATCACTAGATATGAACCCATTTGATGAGAACAGCAATGCGTGGAAGACTGTATATGGTCGTACACTTATGATGAACTCAGGTTTACCTCTTTACACTATGCCAGTTGTAGGAGATGGACTACGTTGGTTAAACAAGGAGATGGCTCAATGAAAGCAAATATAGAGAAACTAAACAATCTACACGATATGTTAGCTAATCACTATGCACAACGTCTAGCGGAGGGTGATTTATCACCTTCTGAGCTGACAGCAATCAACAATTTTCTCAAACACAATGAGATTACTGCTGATGTAGTGGAGAGCAAACCTATGATGAGTCTAGTTGAAGAGCTAAAAGACTCAGATGTAGTAGATGATATTTTACAATTTGGTAGTTAATTATGGGAATCTACGATAGGACGTTGACACAAGAGGAGTTAAAGACTCTAGTCAACGACTTTAGGAGTTACTTAAACTATGTGTGGGAAGCTATTAATCTTCCTGCTCCTACTCCTATTCAGATTGATATGGCTAAGACCCTAATGACAGGCGATAAACGTCTGCTTATTGAGGCGTTTCGTGGTGTAGGTAAGACATATATTACAGGAGCTTACGTCACGTGGAGACTACTGCGTAATCCTAATGAGAAGGTATTGATTGTATCCCAATCAGGACCACACTCTGATGCTATTGCTCAGTTTATCCGTAGACTTATCTTTGATTTACCTATCCTAGAACACCTAATTCCTGACACCGATATGCGTAATTCTGTCAAAAGTTTTGACGTAAATGGTTGTGAGGTTACAGTACAGCCAAGTGTTAAGTCACTTGGTATTACTTCTCAGTTACAGGGTAACCGTGCAAGTATTCTCATATCTGATGACGTAGAGGGTCTACAGAACTCTGCTACAGAACAGATGCGAGCTAAGTTGCTTGGTACTGTTGCTGAATATGACGCTATCCTACAAACCACTGAAAAGGCTCAGATTATTATGTTGGGTACTCCACAGTCCGGTGAGAGTATTTACAACAAAATGCGAGACAAGGGCTTTAGAACTGTAGTGTATCCTGCTAGGTATCCTGAGAATACAGACGTGTATAACGGTACACTAGCACCATACATCACTACACCACTAGAGAAGGGGGAGGTAGAAGTAGGAGATTGCACGGACACTCGTTTCACACACCAAGATTTGGTGGAACGTGAAGCCTCAATTGGGCGTAGTTGGTTTCGATTACAGTACCAACTGGATACTACACTGTCTGATGCTGACAAGTATCCTCTTAAAACGAGTGATTTAATAGTCCACGACCTTGATGCCCTTAAAGGTCCTGTTGCAATTTCCTACTCTTCCTCTCGTTCTAATCTTATGGATGACGTACCTAACATCGGTTTTACTGGGGACTGCTTCTACAGGGCAGGTCACGTAGACTCAGAGTACATTCCTTACGAGTATTCTGTGATGTCTATCGACCCGTCAGGTAGAGGACAAGACGAAACAGGTTATGCCGTAATCAAACAGCTACACGGAAAAATTTATATAGCTGATTGTGGTGGTATACACGGTGGATATACACCTGAAAACTTAGTACGACTTGCTACTATTGCTAAAGAACACAAAGTAAACACTATGGTTATTGAGAGTAACTTTGGTGACGGTATGTTTTCTGAGCTATTGAAGCCAGTATTGAAGTCAATCTATCCAGTATCTATTGAAGAAGTACGCAATAACAAGCGTAAAGAGGAGCGTATATTAGATGTTGTTGAACCTCTAATGAACTCACACAAGTTAGTTATTGATGCTACTCTTGTTAAGGCAGATGTCAAAGCAGCACTAGCAGACCACAAGAGCATCGTTCACAGCCTCATACACCAACTTACACACATAAGTAGGGACAAGGGTAGCCTAAAGCACGATGACCGCTTAGACGCTCTCTCAATAGCCCTGGGCTTTATTGTGGAGTCTGTGGGAGTGGACCACGAAGAAGCACTAGCTAGATACAGAGAAGAACAGCTAGACCTAGAACTTGAAAGATTTATGCAAGGAGTAGGAGTAGGAGGGAGAGTACGTAACACATCCTACTTGTCCTCTTTTAAGACACTGAAGTGAGCGAACAACGTGAGCGAACCTGCCTTTAGGCAGAGCCACAAACCCCTTATATAACCACAATACTACTACTACTTATTTTAAACTATCATATAAATGAAGAACTAAGTAAGAGGATTAAGGACAAGTAGTAGTAAGAGTAATAAGTAAAGAATAAGTAAATAATAAGTAAAGAGTATTCTCTTAAAAGTATTAAAGATATTCTTAATATAGAGTATTATACGGTTAGTGGTGCTACTCCTTGTACTCACTCTCCCTCTCTCAGTCTCCAGTGCTCTGTGGGGAGTAGTATCCACCCTTTCTAAAAATGTCAGAAAAATGTGTTGGGGTAAAAGAAGAAGAAGTCGCCGACACGCCCCCATAGCACCCTTTGAATGTTCCACGTGAAACACTTTAATACCTGACTGTTTTGGTGGGTTATTGTGGGGTAGTACCTGACAATTTTACTCAGGTAAATGCCTGACTAATTTAGTGGGGTATTATTGGCAAATACTTGACAATATTTGTGGGTTATTTGTGGGGTATAAATTTTTGTTATTGAGAATGATTCTCATATGTTCCACGCAATGTTTCACAGAGTCGATTTTGGAGATTATTAAAAAGAGATACTACGGGCAGGGTATGGAACAATCGTTCGAAAATGGGCAAATTTGGGACGCTCAGGGAAATGTTAAGTCTTAACAAATTTTTTTAACTTTTTTTGCAAATTATGCTTGACATTGTTGTAAGGTGCTTTATAATATTATCAATGCTTAAATAAATAAGCAGAATTTAACAAAATAAATGAGGTTATAAAAATGAAAAAATTAAACGCTAAACAAATCGTAGATAAAGCAATTACTTACACTAAAGGTAATAACACACTGACACAAAGCATCATTGAAGATATACGCGACACAATCGATGCAGAATTTTCTACAGATGTTATCAAAGAAATTGAAAAACGCTTAGACAGTGACGCAACTACAAAAGCAGAAAGAACTACATTAACAGACTTTATGCGTAAAAAGTTGCAACCACTTATCAAGGGAAAAGTAGCACAGCAGACACTTTTGGCAGAAAATGAGATGTTTAAAACTCATACTGTGACTATCAAAAAAGTTAAATCAACTACACCGGAGAAAGAAGGACTGGAACACCTTGCACCATATGTAGGTACTTATAGAGTGATTATCGAACCTAAAAAAGTTGAAGCAGATAAGACTTTTGAGGAAGAGTTAGCAAAATTAATGGAAAAGCACATTAAAACTGTGTCAGATGTAAGAACTGTTTTAGATGTGATGGCAGGTGAGTAAAAAAGTTAAGACTTAACATTTTAGGCGGGGTCAAACCCGCCCACAAAAAAGGGGACAAAATGACTACTTATAACGAAATCAAAGAAACAAAAGAATATAAAAACGACAAAAATTGTTGCACAGTAATCGCCTCTAGCGTGGTATTTGATGAGGACTTTGCAAAAATGCAACTCATATACGATGGTGAGGGCAGACGCAGAAACAAGGGTCTAATGCCATCAGAAACACGCCGAATTTTTAAGAAATTAGCAGACCAAAGGGGTTACCAATGCAAACAGATAAAACAAATCGATATGGACAAATTTGGAGGCGTGGGGGTCACTGTCAACCGAGTTGAGGCATACCTTGACCCAAGAAAAAGATATTTTATATCGGTGAAGGGTCATATTATCGGGGCAGTAGCAGGAAAAATCCAAGACTGGACAGAAGGCAGACGCAACCGAGTAAAAGAAATTTGGGAACTAACACCACCAAAGACAGAGAAAAAAGTAGAACTAACACAATGGCAGAAAATGATGATGGGTCTTAAATAGACCCTGATTCAAAAATGTTAAGACTTAACAATTTATAGGAGAAATAAAAATGAGAAGACAAGACCAAATAAAAGCAACAAGAAAAGAACTAGAAGAATATATGTCAGAATTATATTTAGAGCAATTGGATTTAGATTATGACTCTGACACATACGACAAAGATATGGCAGACCTTTACGATAAAAGAGTACACGCCTACGAAATCTTAGAAGGAAAACTCAAAGACGAGATACACGATTTGAAACAAGCGTTTCGAGTTTACAAGGAAATTATTGGTTAACAAAAAAAATACTTGACAAGGTGCATTGTTATGTTATAATGTACCTGTCAACTAAAAAAGGGAGCAACAAAATGATGACACACGCAGAGATTTACCAATTTATAGAATTAGCATACACGCTGTTAGCGTTCGGCGGTTTGCTTATGATGATACTAACGCTATACATTATTTTTAAAATGAGGAAATAAAAAATGGACTACAAAAAAGACGAAATCAAACAGCACATTTTAGACACTATCGAAGACTACGAAACACGAGACGTTTACGAGTTGCATAATGAAATGTTTAATATGGATTACTACATCATTGGCAGATACGAAGCGAAGAAATGGTTAGGCAACCAAGTATTCAATGTCATTGACTACATCAAGGAGTACGAGAACAACCATTTCGGAGAGGTCAACACAGACTTCAGCGAACCGGAGCACGTGGTCAATATGTACACATACATAGTGGGCGAAGAAATGCTGTGGGAAATGTGCGACGAATTAGAATTAACAGATTGTTAAGACTTAACATTTAATGAGGAAATAAAAATGAGTGGAATTACTTTTAATAACAAGAATGAATACAACGCGTTTGCATTACAGAATACTTTGTACTGGTTTATATCCGAGGTTAACGGAGGGTATCAGGTATCACGCAGAAACTTATACAAAGATTTGAAACTTGTATTTCCAGAGATGCCGAAGCGAAACAAAATCAAAGCGATTCAGTGGTTAATTGACGTAGGCGTTTTGGAATACAACGAGGACGACACTATCAGTGTTCCTAGTGGGAGCACGTGTCTGCAAATTATAGAAGAATATAATAATAAAAGGGAGAAGTAATATGGACTATTACGGAATACATCATACG